CTCCGGATTTGAAAGAAGAAACAAAGGAGCCCGATTGGGCGAAAGTTAAGGTGCGATCAGCACCTCGAAGGACCGATTTTTGGTCCCGAAACCTGAGTTTGGGTGTAGACCCATTTCGTTTTTGTGCAGAATACCTGGCGACACAACTAAACGCCAGAAAACGAAAGGAGCAAGCTGTGTACAAGATGGACAGCTCAGAGGTCAGGTGTCACCACGACCTGACAGTCAGCCAGGCGGCTGCATATCTGTGTACTGGATCAGACCCAGACTGGAAGTTTGAGAATGCAGTCATCAATCTGAAAATTGAGGTCGAGGGGTATCTGGATGAAACTCCAGAATCAATCAGACATGATTGCCTGCTAGCCCTTCAAGGATGGGGGGCCGGGGACATGGAACTGGCAGACATAGGCACTCCTGACATTATCAGGTCTTATGCAGACATTGGAATAACGGTCCTGGCGGACTTGACCTACTCAGATGGGGTTGAGCACGCTAGAAGACTAATATGCCAAGCTCAAAAGGCAACTGTGATGAATCTGTTCCCAAACCACACCATACTTGTGATGGTGATACAAGCTGATCAAATGAACATCAGCGTGCCTTGGTCTCAAATGAGCGACTGCCCGAGTATGGTGGCTCACTACGGGAGAGCTCTTTGGGGAGCATCATCATGCTATCGACTCACCGACGAGATCTTCTCAAAAGAGCAGAGAACTACGCCAGAGCAACAGAGAATCAAAGACCTCCTATCAGAGGCGTGTGCTGCGGGAAAGCAACACCTTGAGAAGGAGGACGCGGCAGGGGTCCCATCACTTGAAGTCGCAAAAAACGCGATGACCACAGTAGAGAACAAGGATGCTGCGCAAGCGATGGCGTACAGCGATTTTCAGAGTCTTTTTAAGAAGGCAAATGGGAATGTTCAAAAACTAGTGAAGGACCGCACGAATGCGGTGTCGCTCAATGAATCGGCAATCCAAATCTGGAGAGACAAGCTGATCGCTTCAGGAACAAGGAGCACAGAGAAGAGTGCAGTGCAACTGCCTGGCTGGGTATGCGCAAAACCTGGCCTAATGGGAGCAGAGCTAATGGGTAGACTACTGAGAGATGATCAAGGAGGGTCAGAGAAAGCGAACGATCTCCTAGCAAACTTCCTGCTGGCCAGTCCTGAAAATGACAGACCCAGCTTCGATTTGGAGGAAAAGATTGAAGAGGAACCGGAGACCCTAGAGAGCATAGCACGCCTCGGAGAAATACAAAAGAAAGAGAGTGAGGCGAGAATTCGCGCTCGACTCCGAGAAATTGTCAATCCCGATCTGAGGAAGAAGGCTCTTGATGAGATCAACGACAAACAGAAAACCAACAATGGCAGATACAGAGAGGAGGTGCTGAACCGCTTCTGCAGAGAAATCGAAGATGGGCAGACGCATTGGGCAGTGACTGAGGAGTACGAGCCAAGTGCCGAATTTGCTGTGCTCCTAGCTTCAAAGGGAGGGCCAGGAGGAAAGAAGATGGCAAGAGAGTTCGGCCAAACTGAAGAGTACCTTGAATCAAAGCTCCCTTTTGATCCATGGAGCAATGAATGGAAAAGCATTGATGAATTCATCAACCATAACTCGGATGCATGGGACCACTTCGGTGACCCAATAGCACCGGAGATGGCAAAACTATTGAGGGCGTCATGCTCTGACAAGTCTAGCCATGAGGCGCTAGACTTCAAGCTCGACTTGGCTAAGAGAAAAATTGGAAACTTCATCTACACAACAGAAAGGGTGGCAGCTGAGCTGCTACTGTCTGCTAGAACACACCCAAAGAAGGGTGTGGTCTGCAAGGAGGTGGCGTACGGGATCCTAGCGATGATGTGGTCCCAAGGGTTAGAGAACGGAATGACAGTGTGCTTCGCCGTGTCAAAAGAGAACAGGCTTCTGAAAGGGCCTTTCAAAGGAGCTGAGGAAACTCAGAACTTCTGGTTCTTTGACCCGATAAGGCTGACATCGGACACATTAATTCACCTAACGAGTCTTGCAGCTGTGGTGCCATCGCTGCGCCTCTTCGCCGAGAAAAGCGGGATGTCCATTCGGCCTGGAAACTGGGGCCGAATCATTCGAGAAGGAGACAGCTTCGGGTCCAACCAGAGATGGCTGATGAGTGTACTAGTTGCTAGCACAAACAATCAAAACGTGTGTGTGTGCCTGCAGCAATACAGGTACATGGTGCTAAAGGAGTACAATCACCCGGTGACATTCAGAGGGTTAGCCGATGCTTACTTGGACAAGGTGCCACTGCCAAGGCACCCGCTGGCGGCGTACTTGATCAGGAAATTCTGCGATCAATCAACAAGGATGCTGGCAACCAGACCCATTATGAGATTCGCTGGAGTTGACAGCACGAGGGATGAGGCCCAGCCATCTGGAGACAGTTTCAAGGACGCGACCTGTCCAATAACAGGTCTAGAGTGCGATAATATCGCTACTCAGCTGGAAATAGCGATCGCATCTGCGTACTGCTCAAAACAAGTAGTGACGGGAGCAAAGGGTGATCTGGAGCTGATGGCCAAAATCGCTGACAAGGAAATTGAAATGTCGCAAGTGAGGCCGGAGTTCATTGGGATGAAACCGAATCAAGGCTCAACCAACATTTTGGACCTAAGGTGCCACGAGTTCTCAATGAACCATGTGGTATCGATGGTGGAAGAGATCAAAGAGAGGGCATTGAAAACAAAAGGCTTAAAACCACAGTTCTTCAAAAAGAACGGCAAAGTGACGAGCACATTCCGTGAGCTGATGAACAGCTTCAGGGAGAAAGCGTCATCCAAAAGCACTATGGACTTGGCGACAACCAAGGCTTCAACAAACAGAACTGTCTCAGAGTTTGCTGAGAGAGCCGGAGGGTTACATCAACTGACGACGAAGAAGTTGCAGGAGTTGGACGAGGAAGGAAGGCAACTCCGACAACTTCCACCGAGGAAGTTCGGATCAAGAAGAAAGCTTATGCTAAACATTTGTGAGCATATAGCTAGTGGTCTGTTTGGGTGCGACAAAATCAGCGCGTTGGCTGACGTGACTGCACTACTCATCGAGAAGGGTGGCATCGACGTAACACTCTTCAAGAAACCTCAATTGGGTTTAAGAGAAATCTCAATCGTCTGCAGCCTTGGAAGACTTGTGCAGGATCATGTCGAGTCGACGATGAAGCCACTGAATGAGCTGCTGCCAAATGAAATGATGTCCAAAGACCTTCGGAAGACTGAAAGGTTTAGAAACTTCATTGAGAAGGTTGAGAAAAAGATGAGAAAAGGAGATCAATACGAACTCCTTGTGAGCAGCTTTGATTGCTCAAAATGGTGTCAGCAATTCACAATGTCATTCTTTGCAGCCATGACGGTCGCTTTGTGGGAGGAGGAAGAGTACTCTTGGCTCAGCATCTTGAAAACGTTTGCCAACAAGCGCGTGATTGTTTCGGACGAGTGCGCCGAGGCCATGGAGAAGATCCGAAATGGGTCAGGAAAGGCCTCAGAGCATCTGAAGCCAGCATTGAAGGCCATCATCGAAGGCTACTTGGGGCGAGATGCCGCAGGCCTATTCTTTGCCAAGAATGGAGGAAGGGTAATGAAAGTGGTATCTGGGATGATGCAGGGTTGGCTGCACGAATTTTCGACCACAGCCCACGCGGGGCATCTCGCGCTCATCGAAAAGATGAGTGCTCAATGGGTCATGGATAATTTGAACAACGGCCTTGAAACAGACAGCCAATCGTCTGGAGACTCAAGCAACTCTGGGTTGAAGTGGGAGTTGGTCACCACATCATCCTGCTCGTCGGATGATGGTGGGATATGCTGGGCACTGATATATCACACAGATGGGCAGCCTGAGCCAGACTCAAGAAAGGCGCAAAGATCTGCTCAGATGAGTCAGCTGCTGCTGACACTACAGGAAGCAATGAGACTCTCTTACCCGGCCTTCTCCGCGTCCACATCAAAAGAGAAGTCTGCTTTCGATGGATCAGTCCCGCTTTACGAGTTCAACTCGATTTACTACGCAGGATCCTCTATGGTGATACCTATTGGAAAATTCACATACGCTAGTGCTCTCACGCAGTATGACTCAGTGATCAAGAATCGAGCGCTTGCCGCATACAATGGCCTTGTTGAGATCAGAAAGGCTGGAGGATCAGGAGCATTGTGTCAGCTCACAGCAGTGGTCCAGGCTTATCACCAATATGCCCAGCTAGGGGTCGGGTACAGCTCATCCTCTGAGCTCCTAGCCCTGCTGATCGAGCAGGTAAGTTTGGTGGATCTTGGGTACATGAGCATCCCTCCGGTTCTCGCCATTGGGATTCTCGATTACCGGTGGGTCTGTTGGAGAAGCCACAAGCAAAATGTTCATGCAAAGCGTTTGTCAACCATGTTTGAGGCAGATCCTACCGGAAAGAGCAGTGACACAACTAAGCTCACTGCTTTCGTGCCTGGGCCTGCGACCCTTAAATACAAGAAAGGACTGTTAGAAGCAGCAGAGGATGGCTGGTTCTCTCCGAATTACCGAGAGATACTGAACCAAAATCCAATCTGGCTGCTGAAGCAGCCAGAGAGTATTGAGCAACTCTCGGCTAGGCAGTCGATGAGCCTGTCGTCACCCGGTGTCGAAGCTAGCTTCTCTGAAGCTCAAAAAGGCGCAGCCATATGCCAAAGAGCATACGTTGCCACAGGAAGGGGTCTGACAGTGAAGCTTTCAGATAAGGGGGCATCAACAGTGATGAACAAGGTTCCGCTGCTGATTGTGCTAAAGGCCGCAGAGAACCAACGCTATCGGGATCAAATGACCGGGAAAGCGAAGGTGAGGGATGATGAGTATGACTCGATGAGCAGATTCACGTTTCCGCAATGGGAGCTTTACGAAACCGTTGAGAGCATGATTAGAAATCATGAATCAGCTCACGGTGATATTGAGAACTTCAAAATTGCGAGAGCCAGGTCGCTGAGAGCATTTACCTTTGACTCGACGGTAGGGGTCAACATAAAACTGACCGATATGGTTGGCGAGCTGCTGTGCAAGGATGGATCGATGCTTGACCCGAATAGCTTCGCAATGGGAGCAAGATTCTACGCAGATCTCCTGAGAATGGACGTCTCAGACTTTGAGAGCTTTGATAAGCTACAAAAGGCTTGGTCATGTGAGGATCCGATGGCCGTTGTTGAGATAGCCAAACAGGAGCCAGATAGAAGCTTACAGATACAGGCATTTTGCACAGGAGCAGTCAGGGACCCCATGTCAGGTCTGGTTGACGCCATGAGCTGGTCATACGGAGAGAAACTCAGAGTGAGGCTGGAAGGGTTACTGCCAGACTCAGACGACGTTGGGCTAAGGTCACAAATATTAGCAGTGAGGCACGCTCCGTTCTTCTCAGAGGGAGAGAGGCAAAAATGGGTGAAAGCGATTCTTGACAACGCCAGAATTGAAGCTCCTGGCCGAACGGTTCAGGAGAGGTGCGACTATCTTCGCAGATGTTCAAGAGCAAAAGCAGACCTGACAGTGTTGGCAATGATATACAATCCTGCTCACAGACAGGATATCTGGATGTACATCATGACACTGCGAGGTGGAGTGTGTTTTCCGGTCGCTAGGCAGAGACCCAGCGAACAGTTCAATGAGGACAAGCCGGCATGGCTGGGGCCAGGCTCATACATTGTGATGGTGGGAGACAAAGATAGGCCAGATGTCGTACGAAGATACTTAATCAAAGTGATTGATGATCAAGTGATTGAGATCTCAAAGGAGGACGGAGACACATCAGGAGGGATAAACCTACACAATGTGCAGCGAAACCTAAGAAAGCTAGGCTTCAAAAAGCTTGGGAGTCGGCTAACTGAAAAGTACCTGGCCGACGCCAAAACAAACAAAGTATCAAAGCCAAGCGAGTACAAGAACCTGATCGGGCAGAACCCCAGAGTTCAGTGGATTTCTGCGAATTGGGAGCTATCCGCTAGAGCGAGTATTGGTGCCATCAAGTTTTCCTCGATGGCGGATATCAAAGGTGTACCGGACGTCCACGGGTTGGTAAGGGTGAAGTCCGACCTGCTCAAGGACAAAATAAAAATAATCCTGGATGATGTAGTTGTCTACACATTCACACTGTCAACGGGAATAGCTCCTCCTGCATCATACACCATGCCGCAAGAGATCCTGGATGCGGTGAGACCAGGAAACATGTTCGACCACTTCAGCAAGATATGGTTGAGCTCGCGCGATGTAAAGCTAGCTGATTTCTCTTCTTGCCTCAATGCTGCAATGGAGGTCTCTCAGGATCTCAAAAAAGAGCCGGACGAGAACACCCTCGATTGGGATGTAGGTGGCTTCCCTCTAGTGGGAGGGGTCAAGGAAATAGCTGACAAATGCTCAAGCTGGACAGATGACATGGAGGTCAGGTTCTTCAAAGATCTCAAAAGAAACTTCAAAATCAGTATGGACGGACCAGCTGTAACGGAAGTGCCGGAGGAAAAGAAAGAGGGACTGATGGACTTCAGTATCTCTGAGGAAGACAGAGCTGCTCTAAGGGTTATGGAAGATGAATCTGATGATGATTCAGAAGATGAGTACGATGATCTCCCCCCAAGGTTTTCAGAGGAGGACTTCAAAGTGGAAGAGTCAATCTTTCCAGGACTAGACCTAGCACCACCGTCAATGGACTTTCTACTTGGATTGAACTCAAGTGCGAGAAGCAAAAGGAACGCACTCAAGATGGCTAAAGAGCGCGTGATTCGGTCTAAAGCAGTCGACTTGTCTCACACAAAGTTCAGCAGAGAAGTCTCGAAATTTCGAGGATCGCTGATGAAGATGAACGGACTGAGCGACGAAAAATTCGCTGCTCTTCATTCGCAAGAAGCAGATGCTGATGTCACAAACATGACATCGATCTTAACATGGTATGACACCACAATGATGTCGTACGAAAGTTTTGTTGCAAGATTTCATCTCGCAAAGCCAGCGAAGGCGACACTCTCTTTTACAGGGATTGTCAAACGAGTGACTAATCAGTAAAAACTTATATATAATAAAATCCAG